GTAGCCGTTCGACCACTCCTCATCGGTGAGCAGCTGCGCGTTGAGCGCGCTGGTCATCGCCTTGATCTCGGGCTGGAGCGTGTAGCGGACATGCGCCGCGAAGAACGCCTCGGCGGATGCGAACGTAGGCGAGTTGTTGCCCGCGTGACCGAGCATGATGCTGAAGACGCCCATCAGCCGAGCGATCTCTTCGATCTGATGCTTGCGCGTTTCGAGGTGCTGCGCGTCCACGCCGGTCATCTGCGTGGGCGTGAACTTGAGTGCGCCGCTCGCCAGCACCGGCTTGCCCGTGTTCGACGCCGAGCCGTACATCGAGGCGATTGCCTCGCGCACCCGGTCGCGTTGTTCCTGCGACGGATTGCCATCGAGGGTGAAAAGGCCGGTCGTACGAACGCCGTTCTTGTGCAGCGCCGCCTGGCTTCTCTCGCTTGCTTGCGCCAGCCCGAGCGCCTGCCGACCGAGAAGCACCGGGTCGAGCCCGCGCGCGCTGTCCCACGACGGCGAGCGAAGGTGGAAGACCTCGCCGCGCGTGAGCGTCAGCGTGCGGTTGTTCTCGAACGAGATCGTGTATTCGAGCTCCAGATCCTGTCGGACGACGATCTGGACGTTGTCTGGCTTGATCGGGATCAACTCGCGGATCTGGCCGTTCACGACGTTCCGCCAGCTTACCGCGCACCCGGTCGATGCCTTGTGCATCATCGTCGTGCGGACCCATTCGCTCGCGTCCTGCCACGCATTCGGCGAGCGCGCGAAGAGATCGAACAGCGGATGATCCGTCGCCGGCTCCATGCCGCCATCGGTCGGTCGCATCAAGACAATCGGCAGCTGCGCGAGGCCATCAGCGATGACCATGACGGCGCGGTAGAACGCCGGAACCTGTAGCGCCGTCGAGACGGTGACCGGCTCTCCGGTCCAGGATTGACTGTAGCCAAAGGCAGCATCGAGCCAGCCCTCGGTGAACTCGACCGCTTTCTTCTCGTCCCGGCCGCGCAGCCGGTCAAGCCATCCTAGCACGGCATCGCCCACGCCGCCGCCGGGCCGGCGACGGTCGGATTGAGCGTCATCAGGTGTGCCGCGTTGAATGAGGCCATCAAAGGGTCGATCTTTCCGTATCCGCTCGCCGCTCGCTCGATCATCATCGCCGTGGAGGTCGCGCGGACCTTCGCGTTGCCCGCGCACCACGCCAGAAGGCGCGAGCCTGAGTGTTTCAACGAGCCGTCCACGAGCTTTCGCTCGACGGTCTTCGCCGCGTTCATCAGCCGGATGCCTTGCGGCACACCGACCAGGAGCTTTGTCTCTTCGCTCACGCCGATCTCGGCCAGCGCGTCAACCGCGCCGCCGATGCCCGCAGGGTCAGCGCCGACCATCGCCAGGCATCCGGCGTCGAGGACAAGCCCGACATGCGCCTTGATCCACTCCAGATCACCGGGCAAGCCGTCCACGACCGTCAGATCGCCGTCGCGCGCGAAGTCGCTGTAGAGCGCCGCATTCGCCTTGCGCCGGTCGAGCCCCTCGGGGCTGATCAACGCATGAGCCCAGAGCAACCAGCGGCGCGTGTCTCGCTCCCTCGCGATCACCGCGAATCCGAACAGATCGTCCAGTCCGCCGCCGTCAATTCCAATCGTCGCGACTTCCGCGCGGTCGAGTAGCTCGTCCAGCGAGCGCGGTCCGCCGTTGCCCCGGGTCCAGAATTGCGCCCCGGCCCATCCATCGGACCGCAGCGCGACACCGATCTGAACGTTCAGATGCTGCGATGCCCAGCGTCGTAGTTCGGCCTCGCTCGCTTCGCGCGCCGCCTCGTAGTCGGGGATCAGTCGCTCGACCGTGATCGATCGCCCGTTGTTCGGCGTGACGAGATGCCAGTTGCTCGGCTCTTGCCAGTCCACGCCTTCGGGAAACTCGTAGAGAACCGGCAGCAGCGGCGCGCTCAGCGTGCCGTCACGGACCTTGCGCGCCTTGGACAACTCGGCGGCGAACACACCAGCCGGCGGTCGCTCGGACTGGGTCGTTATCTGGACGAGGAAGCCCTCGGGCTGCGAGATCAGACCACCGCGAAGCTGGCCGATCACGCGGTCCGCGTCAGGTGCCTCGGCGATGACGTGCGTTTCGTCCAGTAGGATGCCGGCGGGCTTGGTTCCGGTGACGACCTTCGGATCGAAGCTCTTGACCTTCAGAAACGCCTTGGTCTGTCGATATGAAATTCTCTTGATGTGTCCTTGCACGTGAAATTTTGACGCCAGCACCGGGTCCGCCTCGATCATGCCGACGGCCTGGCCGAACGCGAGATCCGCGATCTCCTGCGTCGGCGCGATCAACAAGAACTCGGCGCGCGGTCGCTGGTTGACGAGCAGCGCCGTCAGCATGATCGCCGCGCCGGCGGTCGTCTTTGAGTTCTTCTTCGGCACCAGGACAAAGCATTCCCTGATCTGCCGCTGGCCATTGACGACCGAGCCGAACAGCGCGCGAACGATGTCCCGTTGCCAGTCGCCCGCCGCCTCTCGCATCCTCGGCTGACCGGGGACATCCGGCAGACGCAAGGCGTCGAATATGCCCGCCGCCCTGCGCGCGGCGTCCTGATCGAGCGGCAGATCGGGGACCAGGGATCGGCCCGCTAGAATGCGATCAGTCCAATCCCGACACGATGTATCCCAGGACATCAGTGAGCGAGCAATCGCTCCCAATCGGTCCCGCGCTCTGCCGTGCGCGCGGTGATATCCGCTTGTTCCTTCTTGCCGACGACCTCATCCGGCGACTTGTCGCGCCAGCCGGCGCGCGCCTTGAGCCAGAAGATCGCCGCCTGGACGGACTGGTTGGTGTCGCCGGTTGCCTTGCGAAACAGGCTCTGCGCGACCTTGGCGTTGGCCTCGATGTAGCCCAGTTCCAGTTCCTGCCAGAAATACTTGCGGAGCGTCTTCGGAGAGATGCTCAGAACCTTGGCGATGTCATCGGTCGGAACGCCGAACGCCGACATGCTCTTGACCGTGGCGCGGTCTTTGTCAGTCGGTGCGTAAGACGGCCTGCCCATCGCGATGTTCCTCGAATGTCATGTTGGTGTCTGCGTGACGGGCCTTCTTGCCCGTGAAGTCCTGCCACCGCTTCACGATCACGTCGCAATACTGCGGGCTGATCTCCATTCCGTAGCATTTGCGGCCCAATTGCTCGGCGGCGATCAGAGTGGTGCCGGAGCCGCAGAAGGGTTCGTATACGTTGTCGCCTTTGTCGGAGTAGGCCTTGATGAAAAAAACAGGGAGATCCGGAGGAAATGCCGCTTCGTGCGCGATACCGTTCGGCACTTTTCGTGTGCTTATTTCCAAGACGTTTCCAGGTCTTGCAAGCCCGGTCGATCTATTTCGTCCTTCCTTTCCGATTCCGATATTTCCTCCAGCGGTTTTTCCGCTGTTTGGAACGTAGTGGAATGCGTCGTCAGATTCGGATGCCACAGCTAGAGGATTAAACGGAAACCCCTTCGCCGTTGCAAAGTGAAACACTGGCTCCCAATCGTTGCGAAATCTATCCGGCCACTGTCCAGGGAGGCTTCTCTTGTACCAGCACAGCTCGTCAACGAGCATCCATCCCCACCTTCTGACGTGAGCTATGGCGAGGTCTTTGACGTATAGGTGGCGTTGTCCGTCTTCGGCATGCTCTTTGATATTCACGAACCACGAAGCAGATTCGACGCAGTGAGTTCGTACGTTTTCCTGGATCGCAGCAAACCACTCAACGTAGTGGTCGGGATGTATCGGACGGAAACCACTGCTCTCGTCGTATTTCCGCTGCGATGCATACGGCGGCGAGGTAAACGCCATCGACAATTTCGCCCCCGCCATCAGACGCTCGACATCCTCGGACTTCGTCGAGTCGCCGCAGAGCAGCCGATGCTCGCCCAGTAGCCACAAGTCGCCCGACTTCGTGACCGGATCGACCGGCGGCTCGGGCACCGCGTCAGAGTCGGTCAGACCAGCAGTCCCGGTCGCGCTTAATGCGCTTATCTCGTCTGCGCCGAACCCGGTCAGCCCGAGGTCGAACCCGAGCGCCCCGATCTCGCCGAGCTCAATCGCGAGCAGCTCGTCGTCCCACCCGGCATTCAGCGCCAGCTTGTTGTCGGCCAAAACATAAGCCCGCTTCTGAGCCTCGGACCACCCCGCCGCGACCATCACCGGCACATCGGTCAGCCCCAACTTCCTCGCCGCCATGACGCGCCCGTGGCCCGCGATGATGCCGCCCGCTTCATCGATCAGGACCGGCGTGGTCCAACCCCATTCGCGGATCGATGCGGCGATTTGCGCGACCTGTTCGTCCGAGTGCGTGCGCGCGTTGCGCGCGTAGGGGATCAGATCAGCGACCTTTCGCCGCTCGACCCGGTCCGCCGGCCATCTGTTTTGCATCCGTCCTCGCGTATAGGGGCGGGATAAAATCCCTGGGTGGC